ATGGCCGTCAGCTTCGCTTCCGCCATCCGATGCGGGCGGTCATTCATCGACAACGGTGGACGCGTCCACGGGAACGACACCAACCTGTACTGAGCAGTCATGCTGCTGGCCTTTCTTGCTTGTCGAGCGCGTAGAAGCGGGTGGCGATGTCCGGCCGGTTGTGGTGGCGGGCCAACTTCGCTAGCGACCCCGCAGTCCGGCCCAGCGCCTTCGTGACATGCGCGGGGGTTTCGCCTGAGCCGAGGAGCCATTCGGCGTCCTCAAGGACCCCCAGCCCCCGCACCTGCGTGTCATCCACGGTCACGACAGGTTCGTCGTCAGCATCGATGTCCTCCCAGTCGAGCGGGCCAGACCATCCCCTGTGTGCCGCACGGCGTTTGGTAAGAGCGATCTTGGAAGCTACGTACGCGTTCGGGGCAGGTGGCGTCTTATCCCAGAGAGCGTCGTACGCGTCTCGAATGGTCCGTGCCGTCTTCGCCTCGATACCCACCCGTCCAGCGGCGAACACTCTGCTGAGGATCCGGTAGTCGATGCCGGTGTGTTCACCGATCGCCGCCCACGTCCAACCCATGCGGGCGAGCGCCTGCAAGCGGCGACGGCTTCCGGTGATCGCAGTTAGTGCTGACGGGGCGAGAGCGTCCAGGTCGGGTCGGATTGCGAGGATCTTGGCGGCTGTTTCTGTTTTGACCCGTTCGTTTGGTGGGTTCCCACCGCGACCCCAGATGATCGCGCCGATAGTCGCCGCGTACAGCCCTGTGCGTGCCGCGATTGTCTTCGCGCCCATCCCGTTAGCCCGCAGGTATTCGATGTGCTTGCGGACCGGTTCAGCGTCAACCATGCCGGAGTTGTAGCGTCCGTAGGCTTGCAGTTTCCGGCGGCGACGCATCCCGTCAACGTGCGCGGTCTTGCAGGGCTGACAGCGGCACCCGTGGCTATAGCACGTGTGCGTTTCGGCGTGCTTGTGGTCAGGTCCGCAAATCATGCGATCTCCATAAGTTCTCGGTACTTGCGGTCGGCGCCGTCTGGGTCGAACGGGCGACCCCACTTGTGCGCAAGCTTGAATTCGCAGTAGCACGCGCGACAGTTGCGCCACCCACGGCGCAGTTGCCCGGGGATCAGGTTCGGTTCAATCAAGCGGTGATTGCGAGGGCAGTGTGTCTTGCGCGCCTGCGGATGGTTCCCGTTCGCGACCTTGTCGAGTTGGTTGTTGCGGCGCGTGTCCCACCGAAGGTTTGCCAGCGCGGGATTCGACGAGTCGTCGTCAGCGTGACATGCCTCAAGTCCGGACGGACATGTGCCGACGAACGCTTCAAGAACGAGTCGGTGCACCTTGTGGGTCTTAGCCCTTCCGGATCGGGTGAGAACCACCCGCGGGTATCCATGGTGGTCCGGGAACGTCTTCCGCATTACGCCGCGGATCCGGGCGAACCCGTGTAGACCATGTGGAACCACTCGATCAAGAGACCGGACTCTTCCGAAGCTGGACACCTCGTATAGCCCCTCGTAGCCGGGTATTGGTGCCCAGCGTTCTGCATCGGCGGTTATCATGTTGCTCTCCTGTACCGTCGGTTCGCCGGAAGTCCCATGCCGCGTCGTGCGGCGGCAACGGTCCCAACCGTGGGCCACACGAGGTCCGCGGCGATGTCGGCGTCACACATGCCCGTCTTTACGCGCGCCCGGACGGCGTCCAGGAAGTCGCGTCCATGGCGGGTGCGGGTCATCTCGTCGCGCATCACCTCACCGGGTGTGACGCCGCGCCGTTCCGCCATCTCCTGGATGCGCCAGACGTCCTTGGGGTCAAGGTCGACCATGATTTTCATTGCGGGTTCTTTCAGGGTCGGAGGAGGTGAAGGATCCAGCCCCACACCCCCAAACCGGGGAAACGGGCGTGGGATCGGTCGTTGGTTTTCGAGTGAGGCACCGGCGAGAGTGTCTTCCTGTGGGTATGAGAAAGGGCCACACCGGATGGTGCGACCCTGGGTTTCGGTGGAACGTGTTCAGTTGTCGGACTTGAGCGCCTTGAGTCGGCGTACTTCTTCCCAGTAGGCGTTGAGCCCTTCCTGGGAGAACTCTGGTTCAGGCGCCGGGTTCAACTGCCGTTGGATGCGTGCATGTCTTGCTTCGGCTTCACGGATCTTCTTCACGTTCGCGATCACATGACCGGGCATCAGCCAGGCCGTGGTTTCGCGGTAGTGCATGCGGGCCGCTTCGACAGCATCAGTGAGGTTCACTTGTGCGAGGTCGTCTGCCCACACGATCGCAACCTCTTTGTCGACGGTTCTCCCGTCACGGGCTGACGCCAGGGTCAAGAGCTGAAATGCCTCTTGCAGGTTCATCTCCGAACAACCTCCTGTATTCGGCCGCGTTCTGGGCGGCCTTCGAAACCTTCGGGGCGCCACCGCGGGTGGTGTCGCCATGTTTGCGGCGCATCCAGTTCCGCCACGTCGCTTCCCAGTCCAACTTCACGCCCTTCGCGCCAGGCTGGGCGATCCAGTAGTCGACGAACGTGGCGTGTTCACGGCGGTAGTCGACGCCTGGGCATTCGGTTTGGATCTTGTCGACGGTTTCCTGTGAGGGGCGCCAGTCGATGTGTAGCCGAGACCCCCGCGTAGCGGGTTCTCTCTTCTTCGTAGAAGAAGAGGTCGGGACGGGATGGGACTGGGATGGGGCAATGCGAACTTCTTCGGAACTTCGCTCGTTGTTCGCGGGAAGTTCGGCAGAACCGGGATGCTCTTTCGTGACACCCTTCTTCGCGGCGCGGACCTTCTTCATCCGGTCCCGCGCAGCCTGCCGTTCCGCTTCAACCTCAGCCTTTGAGGGCTGGTAATCGGTCCAGTCCTTGAACTGCCAGCCACCGTTGCTCGCTTCCCACAGCCCAGCGGCGTACAGCTCGCCGGCAAGGTCCGGCCCTCCCCCGAGGCGCCGCACCGTCTTCTCTGGAACGAACCCGTCAGTGAGGTACTTCGCGCACCACGAGCCGGCGAGGGTCCAGAGTCCGACCGCTTCTACGGACAGGTCCATGACCTTGGGGTGGCCGTGGAACCCGTCGTCTACTTTGAACCAGGGGATATCAATCGCCTCCCTTCGGTGTTGTGTCGTGGGGCCATCCGTAGTCACGGCGGTCTCGTTCCCCTTCGCACCAGCACCCATCGCACGAGTGTGGGTAGGTGGTGGAGGGGCGGGGATGGTGGTAGCCGTGCGGGCATTGCTCGAGCGGCACTAGCCTGTTCCCCTCATTGGTTGTCTCCGCGCGCCGGGCGGGCTGTGAACACGGGAAGTATCTGCTTCTCAGCGGCGCCGGCTGCGGCCCGCGCCTCAGCCTCCGTCGCGCCGCCCTGCATGTACTTCTCGGTCAGGTAGTCCTCAAGTGACTCGCTCATTGCGGCCTCGCTTCGTGCTCATTGGTTGTCTCCTGTCGGGCGGGGATTTCTACGCATCTGTCGGTGCAGTCCGCGCCCTCGACATGGTCATGCAGCACGACATGTGCGGACGTCCAGGGCCAGCTCATTAGTCGTCTCCGGTTCGTTTGGTGGCGTGCCCGAGGATCGCCTGCTGCACCCGCCACATGGGGAGGCCGGAAGCATCCGCGATCTCGGGCACGGTGAATCCGTAGTTGAAGGCGGTCCTGCAAGCGGCGATCTTCGCGGGACCGAAGTCCGTGGCAAGCCGGGACTCGATGTATGCGACCTGCCAAATGGTGAGGCTCTTGTCGGGCATGGCCGGGATCCCTTCTAGAACGGTGTGTCAGGTGGGGCTGGTTCAACCCGGCCCTCTGCTGTGAGCCAGGACTGCTCGCCGCGCCACAGTGCGGGTGTGAGGCGAGGGTCGCCCCAAGAGTTGACGGACCAGCCGAGCTCATGGCCTTCGGCGGAGTGCGCGACACCGTGGCAGCCGGAGTGGTTTCCGCCCGCCATCCCACCGGCCCCGCCGCAGAATGCGATGAGGTTCCACACGTCGTGCGTGCCACCCCGGGACTTGTACTTGCGGTGGTGGACGTCGGTTGCCGGTCGTTTCCCGCAGCCCTCACAGATACCGCCGCACCGTTCTTGGACGATGCGGCGGTTGCGGGCCGGGATAGGTGTGGCGCGGGTCATATCTTCACGACCGTCCAGCACAGGCGAACGTTCTTGCCGCAGTGTCCGCAGGTGGCGCGGCCCTTCGCGATCCGGCCCGCTTGCAAGATTGCCCCGGACGGGCAAGCCGCGACGTTGTGGCGGCAGGACGTGACGATCATGTGGGTGGCGTGGATCGTGCACAGGTGGCTTGTCATGCCGCACTCGAGCGTGTCGTCTAGCCAGGTTTCGTTGAGGGTGTCCGACTTATCGAGAACGTCAGGCATCACGGTTCTCCTGTCGTGTCAGCAGGAACAGCTTGGTAGGGGTTCTCGACTTCCTCGACGGCACCGATGTATCGGCACAGCAGCCGAACTTTCCCGCGCGCCTGCAATTGGCGGCGCGTGTCGTAGGCGACCATCTCCGCCATCTGCCGCCGCGCCTCAGCCTCGGAGTCAACCCAGTTCACTCCCTGCGAGTGTCGGATTCCCCAGATGATCGACTCAGCGTCCTTCTGCATCGCGCGACTCATCACGGTTCTCCTTGTTCGCCGGCGCAGTAGGTGGATGTTGCGTGCTTCTTACGGGTGCCGCAGAAGTAGCAGACCTTCAGGGGTGTCCACACGTGTTCGCGTTGCAGTGCGGACGCGTGGAGGTCGTCGATACGGTCCCAGGTCATGTCAGGCCCTCGAATACGTCGGTGAGGACGTTGCGGAGACGTGCGGCGGTGTACGCGTAGTCGAACGCGTCCCTCCACCGGGTGAACCATCGGGGCGCGTCTCCGGGGACAGTGGCAACCCACTCGTGGACACCGTTGTTGAACTTCACACAACGAACCTTGGGCTTCTCAGTGGCGTTCATGATTTGCTTCCTGGTTCAGCGGCGGCCCAGTGGTCGACCAGCGGGCCGTCTTCCTTGGGGAGTTCCTTGGCGCGCGCGTCGTACGCGGCCTTCAGTTCGGCTATACCGTCGAGCCCCCCCTGACGGACCCGAACCCACACACCGTCAAGGTCGGTGAGGCTGGTTGCGTCGGTGATGGCCTTGTGTGCGGCGGCGATACGTTCCGGGGCAGACGGTTGCGCGTTCCGGCGTGGTGCCGCACCCGGCCCCTTCGAAGCCGCGTTGCCGTCGTCGTCCTCATCGGGTGCGATCCCGGTCACCGCGGAGAGGGTGTACCGCTTCGCGTAGGTGACAGCGGACCCCATCTGCTGGGGGGTTGCTTTCTCCGGGTCTGGCAGGGGCCACGTCCCAGTGATCGACTCCCCCGACGCGTGCCGCAGTTCGTAGGACAGCACGAAACCGTCATCGCTGACGTTCGGTGTGGTGAACCATGCGAGCCCCTGTTTCGCGAGGGCTGGGAGGACAACCGAGACGATGTCGGCAAGGTCGGCGTACTTCGACTTGAACGCCGGGTTCGTGGACCCCTTACCCACCTTCGGCAGGTCCGTGTGGAAGGCGGCCAACGCCTTTGCGAGCTCACTCATCGTTACCTCATCCAGTCGTGCCCGCACCGGTCGCAGTACCCCTCTACACCGACCGTTACCCGGCCGTCGGAGGGGCAGTCTGCCCAGACGCGTGCTTCGTTCATGAACAAGGGCCAGAACAGACTGTCCTGGCCCTTGCGGAGTTCGTGGATCGCTTCCCTCTCGGTGAGCGAGTCCCATTTCGTTTGCTGTTCGACAACCCATCGGGTGCCGGCGAGGAACGCTTGCTGTGACCATCGGCCGGTGCCGTGACCTCCTGACTTCTTCCACCATTCGTGGTGGGCTTCGACGGGGTCGTTGGCTCGCATCTCGTGCGCGACCATTGCGTCCCAGGTCATTCCGGGTTCTCCTGGTGTCCTCTGGCCCATTCGACGCCAGCAAGGAACGCGTCCTTCTCGGCTACCCGGATGAGGTTGGTGTCGGGTCCGAAGTTGATGGGGAGTCCGACGTAGGTGTCTGCTGCGGCCGAAGCGGCAGGATCAGTGGTCATCGTTCATATCCGTCCCGGTCGAGTTGGATCGCGGACCCACCCCACGACAGGGGGCGGTCGTCGATGAGGATGTTGCACCCCGGGCAGCGCCACGTAGAGCAGTCGGAGTAGCGGCCCACGACCGTGACCTTCGCACCGTCGTGAACGGTTCGACACCACTTGCACTTCACCGGGAAGCCCATGCCCGCCACGTCGGCGGCTTCGCTCAACCAGCCGTGCCGGTCAGTGGTCATGACGGTTCTCCTGTCGTGTCAGCCGGGGCGGGGCGCGTTCTGATCGCCCGAGCGGCTAGCGAGCGCTTCAAGTTCGCCATCAGGTCCTCCAAGGTTCCGCCCGCTGTCGGACAGCAGTAGTGGTCGCCGTCGTGATCGCGCGGGAGGTGGCAGACATGTGGGCATGTGGGGTCGTTTGCCGACCAATCCGCGCCACACACGGCGTCCGGGTTCTTTTCGCGCCGAGTGCGGCTCATGGTTGGTTTCCTTCTTGGTCAGCCAGAGCGTCGCGGGCTGAAGATCACGGTTAGTACGGCGTGAACAATGAGGGCGATGAGTAGCCCGTTCCTTACCGCGAGTGAGATGGCGTGCCGTTTGTGGAGTCGCACTAGTCCCCCGTAACCATCGAGAGCTGGACGACGACCCCAACGACGCGGGGGCTGAACGATAGTCACGGTTGACCGGCTTTCGAGATAAGCGAGGGCCGGTCCCCACCAGGTGAAGACCGGCCCTCTTCGGTTGAACCCGCCAGGGGGTCAGATGGGGCGCGGGATGGTAATAGATCCGTCCGCGTTCTGTGAGAACTGCATCTTGGAGAGCGGCTTGCCCTGCCGCCGGTAGTTCCATGCACGGAAGACGGCGGCGACGAGCGTCCCGGGGTTGATCTTTTCTCGCTGACGACGCGCCTGGGCGAGGCGGTGGGTAAGCGCGTTGACCGGGTCGCCGTGGGAGAGCCCGATCTTCTCCGCGGCGTCCCGCCAGAAGGCTGTCGCCTCGCCCAGATCCAGCCGGGACAGAGTGAAGTGAGTGAACGCAACGACTGAAGCGGGGGCGTCTGCTCGGTTCGCGTACTGCACGGCGACGTGAGCGGATCGGATGATGTCCGGGTTGTCCGCGATCCACTCTTCAACGGCGGCGTTGGTCACACCGAGAGTCCCGCCACTTGGACGACCCATAGCAATGCGGATCGCCAGGGATGCGCCCGACGCCACAACGTGAGCGTTCTTCACGCCATGGATGGTCAGGTTGTCCGCGACGGTGCGCTTCGCACCCGAGTCCATCGTCCCCTGCGCGTCCTCATCCACGCCGAACACGATCAGCATGCGAACCGGGATGCCCGCCTTCAGCACTGCATGGAGTCGGTTCTGCCCGTCGAGCAGCTTCGTCGGAGCGAAGGGCGGACCAGCGAGCTTGATCGCCTCGCCGTTCGTCCTCCATCGCCCTTCCACCATGTCGCGAGCAAAGGCGGTGACGTTCGCCGCCTTCAGCTTCCGGTTGGCGGTGTTCACACCCAACCAACGCTGCGCGAGGTCGGGTGTGACGTTGATGAACTCTGCGATTTCGGTATCCACCACAGGCGGTGCCTCTAGGATGGTCATGACTAGTTCTCCTCGTTCTGGTTGAGGTCATCGAGGATTCCCTGGCAGGTTTCGATGACGTAGATGAGGTGGCCGCGAATCAACTCGGCCACCTCGTTCTTGTTTCGGGAGTAACGGTCGTCCTCCCGGACCCGCTCAAGCCTTTCCACGGCCTTGCGGATGTCCCACCCGGTGTCTCGGGCGACGTCTGTGAGTGCACGACGGTTCGGCTTACGCGGTTCCGGCGCGGTGTACGTCTTTCCGTCCATGCCGGTGATCCTCCGGGGAGGCTCCGGCGAGAGAGACGTCACGAACGCTTCGGCCGTCTCGTAGACCGTCCCGCCCCCGTACTCGCCCTCGGCATCCCACGTCGCCACCGGGTCTCGCTCAGGTGATACCTGAGGTATCACCTGCAAGTCCTTCACGATCGTCTTTTGCGTAACGCCGACGATTGGTGCGATTGACCTCGTGCTCATGCCCTCGGCAGACAGTTCCGCGACCAGTTCCTGCCGCGCGTCGCGTTCTAACCGCAACGGCGTCTCGCCGAGCACGTCCGCGAGATACGCCGTCCACGATGCGAACCCGAGCAGTTCGGCCGCACCCCCCTCCCGAGCCTCATGCAGAGTCGCTATGACCTTCTCGCGCGTTTCCTGGTAGTTGGTGGCCTGCAACCGCAGGCGTTCTGTGATCTTCCGCGCCCATGCGAGGTCGCGGGTTGCCAGTTCAGTCATTTGAACCTCCAGTGGGTGCCGGGGACTCGAACCCCGGGTGTATGCCGTTCACCCGCCCGCGTCTTCATTTCCCCGACTTGTTCGTTCAGCACTCCATCCGCACGGTGGCGTTCAGCGCCCGACAAGTTCGTTCAGGAAATCCCTCGACGCGATGTATCAGGGCACCGCTCGGGTGCTCCTGTAAATCGTTGGTTCCCTTCGACAGAAACCCCCACCTCAACAGCGCCGCATCTCACCAGCGAAAGCCCGTAGACAGATGGTCTATTCGTCGCCGCCCTGCTCCTGACCGGCCCCTGAGCGGGGATCGGAGAGCCCTTGAACCCTTGGTTCCTCACCCGTACAGGGGTGGGATGGTTCATCGGATTGCCCTGCATCCGCAGGACGGCTATGTAGTTTCTTGCGTGCGTTGCCGCCGTCGTGAACGGTCGTCACCTGCGTGAAGGCAAAGCAGTGGCTAGGCTCCGACCCCGAGGGGCCGAAACTGAGCGGTTGAGGCGGGTTATTCGCGGTCGGCGGGAAGTGTCTCCAACACCGGGTCAACAGGGTCGCCGAACGTGTACGCTTCCCCCGTGCCAGGGTGCGCAACCCACAAGTGCCGGGAACCCCAATGGACGGTGTACGACACGTGGTCGATCTGGACGACGATGCCGTGCACGTCATGGCCTAGGTAGGTGGCGGGGAGTTCCCCGATCTCGTCCCGGAAGGTGACCGGGTCACCCACACGCAGCGTCGCGGCGTTCATCGTGCGGCCTCCGCAGCTTCGACCGGCTCCCACGAGTGCTCGATCTTCGTTCCGAGCACAACGAGGTCGGGACGCCCATCTGGCTCGCCCTCCTCGATAGACTTCCACCTCTTCACGTCCGCCTCGGCGTACTCCCGCACCACAGTCGCGGATTCGAGTTCGTTGTATGTGCCGTTCTCGTCGCGATAGCACGCGGCATACCATCGCCGCCCGCCGGCGTCGTCGGTGATCGGCCGCTGTCGGCGCAAGCCAGCCACCTCATCCAGCAGTTCCCGGATTAGGTTGCATGCGTCGGTGGACTCTTCGGGCGACCAAGGGAAGTACGCCTTCCGCAGCGTCTGCAAGCGCGCTTCGCGTGCGTTCATGACACACCTCCTGATGCGTCCCAACCAGCGTTGAACACGGCCTGCACCAGATCCCGTTCCAGTTCCGTCAACGGTTCAAGGGTCAACGTGTACTGTGCGAACGCGAACTCACGATCACTCATGACGCACCCCCGCTTGTGATGACGGGCTCGGGAAGATCGCCGCGGTCCGTCATCCGTGACTGGCAGCGAGCACATGTGACGTTGACGCGAAGCTCGGTTTGCCGCTCAGGGTGGCGCCGGTCGGCGATGTAGTCGCACGGCGCGAAGTACGAGCCATAAGGGATGAAGTGACGCGACCGATCGTTCATGACGCCCTCCCCGCGTGATCGGTGTCGAGCGGGCGGGCCTGCCGGCAAACCTGCTCCTGGTGTTCCTCGATCATCAGATCTACGGCGATCAAACCGACACCCACGAACGCGAGAACCGTCCACCCATCCGCGGTCCACGTGAACATGGTGAGGAAGATCCCCACGGTGAACAGGAGGCCACCGACGATCGCGTTGAGAGCACGAAACATCACGCACCTCCAAGCAGGTCGCGGTAGCGCGGACGCTGGCGAAGCTTGATCTTCGACACCGTCTGGCGCTTCACGCCGTAGTCAGCTGCTATCGCGTCTTGCTGTTCGCCGGTCGCGCAACGGCGGTCAATCTCACGGACCTCGTCATCGGTCAGGACGACGGGGCGCGCTGCTCGAGCGGCCGCGAGGTTCAGCCGGCCCTTGTCTCGGGCATCACGCATATTGTCTGCGCGGGTTCCGAGAAAGAGGTGGCGGGGGTTGACGCACTTTCGGTTATCGCAGGCGTGGCAGATGTCCATGCCTTCCGGAATGTCACCCCGCGTGAGGATCCACGAAACTCGGTGCGTGTCTACAGCGCGGCCCTCAAATTTGACCTTGCCGTATCCGGTGGTTGATGTGATTGCCCCCTGCCACTCGACGCAACCAGAGGTGGCCGAGGCGGTGCGGCTGAAGAAGTGGCCCAGGAAGGAAGACATCAGGCCACCCGCTTCCTTGAACGCGACCGCGCGGACTGGGCCCACGGGTCTGCCTTGGGTGCCTTGACGTGCGCCTTCACCTCTGAAGGGAAGAAGCGCCAGACGCCCTTCATCTTGAATCCAGGGATGTCTCCCTCACGGGCCATCCGGTAGATCGTGTCCGTTGAGACACCGAGCAGGGACGCTATCTGAGGAATGCCCACGGCGACCTCGTCAGTCCCATGAATGAGAAACGGGAGTTCGCATCCGAGGGCGCCGGCAATGACCGCAGCGTCCTCGAATGTGAGGGGCTGGACGCCGTCCACGATGACTGTTTGAAGCTTCTCGGCGTCGATGCCGGATGCCTGCGCCAGCCAGTCGTAGTCGCGCCCCTGGGAGGCGAGGAGCCGGCTGATGTGCTGGGCCGGTAGTGACTGGTGTCTCATAAATGAGACTGTACGCGCGCCAGAGAGTGCTGTCTACCGCTTGATACGGCCAATCTGCGGAACTTCGGATTCCCACTATTGAGACACCGAATGTTTGTAGGATCCCTCAGGTATCAGACCCAAAACTGGGAACTCTAACCAACCATGACTGTAGAATCGACGCTCATGGGGACTGCTACTCGCAGGGAAGTCGCGCGCGCGCGGACGGTGGAAGTCATGCGGATGCTCCAAGAGAACATCGCTAACGACCAAGATGTGAACGTAACTCGCGCCGCGGAGGAGGTCGGTGTTGCCCGATCCACGTTCTACCGGTGGCTGAAGACCCCTCCGGCGAAGATTGACGTCATCCAGGTTGCAAGTCTGGCGGACTACCTACATGAGGCTTACGGGCACCCGAACTTCGCTGCACTCTGGCGCGACGTTGAGGCTCGAATCAAGTAGCAACGCGAGGTCCAACATGCTCAGAGAGCACTCTGCTCCCGGCTTCATTGCCGGACAGATCAGCTCGCAACTTAGGCCTCTACCGCAAACGCTCATATGTAGCTCTCCCCCAAGGAACGCCCCGAAATCCCCCCGTGGGGATGGCGCTTCCCTACGGCTTGGAAGAACGATAACCCTACCTACTGACACGTAGGGCCGGAAGCGTCGCCAACCCTGTCCCCCATTCGGAGGACAAACGTCCCATTTCCAATAACGATTCGGTAACTCGCTAGCCAAGCTGTAGTTGATTTGACATCTGTTCATACAGATCTGTGGTAAATCAACCCCGTTGAGGTGTTCATACACCCCGAGTATCCTCCGGTGTATGAACACCTGATGTGGGGAGGCATCTGTATGAACAGCGGTGGCAGACTGTCGCGTATGCCAAACCAGCCGGCGACGACCATACGCGGTATCCGAGTTCCCGACGCGCTCTGGGAAGAGTCCAAGGTCGTCGCGAAAGCCGAAGGGTTCAAGGGAGTGAGTGAGATGGTTCGCGACTGCCTGGAGAGACGTGTGGCGGAGTACCACGCTGGCCTTGAGTCGTCCGACGAGACGTAGGCGTGCCTACATTTGATAGTCCAGACGGGCATGGTTTTGCCCAGTCCAATCCGGCGAGACCAAGCATTGACCCGCGTAATTCCGCGGGTTATCCGACACCGAGGGTTGTTGGGGTAACTGGTTCGAGTCCCGTTACTCACCCCAATTATTAGCCCGAAATCACGCGGGTGTCGGTAGGCAGAAGTAGGCTACGCCTACAGGGATGCCTACACGCGTAGGTCTCGCTCCAACAACAAGGAGTGAAGATGGCTAGTGTCACCGCACGGCAGAACAAGGACGGCTCCGTCTCATGGCGGGTCCAATTCCGCATCGACGGCAAGGGTCCGTTCCAAGAAACCTTCGACGACAAGAAGGCGGCGGACCAGTTCGGGGATCTCGTCGACAGGATAGGTGGCCGCGCTGCACGCGAAGTCCTCGAGACGCGCGCCGGCGGCGGTCGGGGTGTGCCAACGCTCAACGAGTACACCGCCCGGTACCTTGACCCCACCTCCGGCCTGCTGACGGGCATCAGCGAAGGCACCCGCGCCGGATACGACAGGATCGCGGCGCGGTCGTTCCTGCCCATCCTTGGCGAGTACCCCATAGACGCCATTCAGAAGGCCGATGTTGGCAAGTGGGTGGCGTGGCAGGAGGCGCAACCTTCTACGGCGCGCAGGGGGCAACTGGTGTCCGCTAAGACCGTCCGCAACTACCATGCGTTGCTGTCGGCTGTCCTGGCCTCGGCGGTTGAGGAGGGGAAGCGTCCTGACAACCCGGCTCACCGCACACGACTCTCCCGCGGTCGCAAAGAGGAGTCCGTGTTCCTCACGTCGGAGGAGTTCGCGACACTGCTGCACTTCGTCCCTCAGCGTTACCAGTCGCTCGTGCTGTTTCTTGCCGGCACCGGGTGCCGGTGGGGTGAGGCGACGGCTATCACGTGGGGGGACCTGAACCTGCGAGCCGCCCAGCCCACCGTGCGCATCGACAAGGCGTGGAAGAAGGGGGCGACAGGAGCACCCGTTCTCGGGCACCCCAAGTCGGCCCGCGCCATCCGAACCGTGTCGCTGTCCCCCGACGTCGTACATGCGCTTGGGGCGCCGGGGAAGGCCAACGAGCTCGTGTTCCGCGGAGAGAAGTCTGGCGGGCACCTTTGGTACGGCCGGTTCCGCACAACCACGTGGGTTCCCTCTGTCCAGAAGGCGCAAGACGTCGACCTGTGCGAAGCGGAAGGGCTCCCCCCGCTCACCAAAACCCCCACGATCCACGACCTACGCCACTCGCACGCGTCATGGCTCGTCGGTAATGGTGTTCCCCTCCCCTACGTTCAGGCTCGCCTGGGCCACGAGAACATCGCCACGACCGTTCAGACGTACACGCATCTCCTACCCGATGCTCACTCGCAGATGGCGGCAGTCGTGGCAGGAGCGTTGAGTGGAGTGCGCCCGCTGAAGCGCCTCGAGTGACCGTGGCTTGAAACCCAGAACCCACTGGTAGAGGGTGAGGGATGGCCTGAGGGTTATTTTCATGGCCTGACGTGCGGTTTTTCGGGGTAGCCCAGCCTGGGTGAGATATCCCAACATCTACTGGTTATCCCATAGATTCGCCCGATAGACGATTGGAAAGTAGCTACTAAGTAGCCACCTTGCCCGGGAACGACGAAAGACGCCCTCGAGCTCTCCCGAAGGAAAGCCGGAGGGCGTCAAACGAATGCGTTATTTCACGCAGGATCAGAGGAACATGATTCGCGGAACCAGGATGTCCAAGACGGCAACCCGCTACTCTCGATGCGTGGAGCCGAACACAGAACAGAAGCCGCGGGCGCTGATCGAGACGCGGAACGGGAAGATCTACGTCGCCCTGGCGCTCGTCCCGGTGCTACTCGGGATGCTGTTGCAGTTCATCCTCGCGCCGGGCGCCCCTGCCTGGGGTTTCTATGAGGTGGTGGGCATCGGAGTCGCGGTCTTCCTTTGCGGGGGCCGCGCGATCCTTGCCGCCTTGCATCGACACCGATGAGAACTCGTCCCGAGGTGCCGACTCGCAGCCGAAGCACCACAGGTGCTGCTGTGATCGCATTGCTCTGCCTCGTCGCGGTACCGTCATCAGCCACCGCGGGACTGCCGTTTGGTGGCTTGTTGCCGATCGTCGTTGCGATCGTCGTGCAGGTTGTCGGTCTCATCCGTGCGCGGCGCAGCCTGTCCTGGCCGCCTGGGTTCATCTTCGCGCCGGTATTCCTCGGACTGACTGCCCTCGGCACCGACCCGTTCTATGCGCTCATCGCGCCGGTCTCGTTGATGCAGTACGTGCTTGCGTGGTCGGCCCCGGACTCCGGTCGTCGGGTCATTCGGAACTGGCTCATCGCGATCGCGGCCGCGGCTTCTCTGCTCGGCATGGTCGAGGGACTCACCGGCGCAGGACCGCTGCTCGGCGAAGCCCGAACGATCGACGCCACCAACCCTTTCCTCACAGGCTTGCAGCGATCCCAGGCAACCCTTGGTCATCCACTCGTGCTCGCGCTGCTCATCCTCGTCGGCCTTGGTCTTGCCGTCGCAGCGAGAGACCTCCGCATGCGGTACCGATTCTCCGCAATCCTGATCCTGCTCGCGGGTTCGATCTTCACCGGCAGCACAACGACCGTCCTCATCGCGGCCGCAATCGTCGTTCTCGCTCTGATCTTCCGTCGCGGCCTAGCCGGGGCACTCTACGCGACGCTGTGGATGGTGATCGCGTGCCTGTTCCTTGCGGCTGCCAACCTTTGGCCGAGCTTTCTTCTGTCGGACCTCAATGAGCGCACGGCAGCGCACCGACTGAACGCGATTGCTTCGATCCCGGACCTGTTTGACGAGCGGCGCGTCATCGAGGTTTTCTTCGGCTCATCATCGGTGGAGGCCTTGTACGACCGAGGCGTGCTCATCAACGACGGATTCTTCGCAGTCGACAACCAAGCGGTGACTACCCTGGCGCTCGGCGGCCTGATCGGCATGCTGGCCGCGATCGCCTTCACCGTCACCGTATTCGTCCGCACGAAGGATCGGCTCATGTGGGTCGTCTACGCGGTGTTCGCTCTCACCGCGCTCAGCTTCGATTTCCTGCTGTGGTACGTCGGGGCGGCCCTACTATTCACCGTGGCCGGGATCGCTCAGACCCCCGCCGCGGTGCCACGTCAGTTGACGACCGTCCAGTCAGCGGACGACGCAGTACCCGTCGCGAAGTAGACCTTCTTGCCCGTCGTATCGACGTGCATCTGACCGACGTACGACGGAGTGGTCGACGGGGCCGCTGCGGACACGCTGGGGCGGTCTCGTGAAATGGCCTCGATGACCCAGACATCCGGTGCCAGACCGAACTTGACGAGCGTGACCACCGCGTTCTGCGGGATCGTGATAGGCGACGGGTTGCCGCCGACGTTGATGTTCCCGCCCGTCGCGAGTGTGATCGGACCGCCTTCAGCGCGGAGCGCGATGCGCTCACCGACCGTGAGTTGCGAGTTGATCGTCTGTAGGCTGCTCGCGCTCGTCGTGACCGAGACCGTGGATAGGTTGTCGGTGCTGATCGCGTTGGACGCGATGGCCACTGTCCGACTCATATCGAGCGTCACCGGGTTCGTCGTGCTGACGCTGCCTCCGACAACCACGAGAGACCCTGCGGACGAGTCGCCGCGGTAGTGGTAGTCGGCGTTGCCCTGAAACACGTTGTCTTCGGCGAACACCCGCGACCCACCAGAGGAGCGGATGCCCCAGCCGGTGCCGTCAAGCGCGTACGCCTGCGCCGCGTTGTTGAACGAGCACCCGCGGACTGCGATACCGTGAGCTGTCGTCGCGGCAAGGACTGACCGGTCAATGTTCTCGAAGTAGCAGCCGTCGAGGGTGATGGCTTTTGCTCGGTCGATGTCCACGCCGCGCCGGTTGTTCTGGATCGTGACGTTCTGGAACAGGACGTTGTACGGTGCCGAGTCTGACTTCACACTGAGATCGTCGTTCCGCTCCCGCTCGATGCGGATGTTCACGCCGTCGTAAGACTGGTTGATCGCGGCAGACCCGGAGAACTCCGAATGCCCGTACACCTGTACCTGCCCCACCTGCCCCGACATGCGAAGAGCGGCCCGCCCGTTGGGGTTCGAGAACGCCTGAATGTCCTTCATGGTGAGGAACTGGTGCGGGGTCTGGTCGCCAGGCGCGCCACCGCGGAGCCAGATCGCGTCCCCGCTGAACCCGGTCACTCGCAGCCCTTCGAGCCGTGAATACCACAGCCCCGCAGGGGTTCCGGGGGTCGTGGGCACGGCCTTGAAATAGATCCCGTGCTGCCCGCTGTTCCCGTTGCCCTCCACGAACAAGTCGAGGACGCCGGCGCGGTGAACCGACCCCGTGTCGAGCAGGATGACGCCCTCCGCAGTGCCCCCGGACTTCGCCTTCAGGATCGTGACGCGCGAGCCTTCACCCTTGATCGTTACGAGCGCCTTCAGCACGATGCCGTCGACGATGTACGTGCCCCTGGGAATCCAGACCAGCCCACCGCCAGAAGCCGCCATCGCGTCGATCGCGGCCTGAATCTCAGCGGTGTCATCGGCTGTACCGTCGCCCACAGCGCCGAACGTCTTGACCGAAACACCACGCCCATATGTGGCGCTTAGTGCAGCCCCCGTGTCGGTTTCACCGTCTGCTACGAGGGCTGCGGTGTCAGCGTCAAGGGCTGCGGCTACCTGTGCGGCGTCCGCTGTGCCCTGTGCCGCGGCAGCGGCAGTCGCCGCCGCAAGAGACGCCGCCGCTGCACTGTCCGCGGTTGCTGCCGCAATGAACAGTCCGTCTTCAACATGGGTGAGACGGTTCGCGTCAAGTGGCTTGGAGGGGTCGTTGTTGACCCACGTTTGTTTGGTGTAACCCACAACGCCCCCTTCGGGCTAAAACGGTTGGAGCGTCAGTTAGTAGAGGTGTTGGCGACAGCGAGCGTGCCGACCGGGACACCCAGGTACGCAAGAACAGCGAGGGAAGCGACAAGCCAGTCAGGCTGACCCTGCTCGAGCGACGCATACGCAACCTGAGTTGCACCGGCCGCGATGATCGCCACCACATAAGTGCCGTAGATCGCGGCACGGGCCTTCGCGTTCTTCACGATCACACCGAGATGCGACGGGTTGGGAATGTCAGTCATGGTTCCTCCAGAAATGGGAAACGCCCCCCAAACGGGAGGCGCAAATACTTCGATCACATAGGCAGCGTCTGTGGCCAGATAGGTCGGGGACGCTCGGGCGTCTCCACGTGACCGCCCCACTCATGGAGGACGTGCGCGTGGGAACGGTAAGCGTCCTTCTCGTTCTCGAGCCGGTCGACACGGGTTTCGAGCTTCTTGATGTCATCGCGCAGCCCGGTCGCGTACTCAAGGGCAAGTTGACCGGCGTCGACCTTCGCGACACGTCGGTCCTTCAGCCACCCCCCGAAGAGTGCTGTCACCGCACCAGCTACCAAACCGAGCGCGCCCCATGCACCCGCGGGGATCTGGTTGAGCCATTCCATCAGCCAGCTATCTTCGTGAAAGCGGCCTTGAGTGCGTCGTCCACGACCTGCCGGATAACGGCAGGGTCTGTCGCCTCATCGATCTCCGACAGACGACTCGCAAGCGCCTCCACATCCACGGTGACATTCGCCGGCGGGTGAATACCCTGCAAGTAGCCCTTCACAATGTCGAGCTCAACAGCCAACATCAGATCGTCACCGTTGTTAGCGCGTGCACGACGCAGCAACCCAAGGTGGTATGTGTTCGCGACCCTGATGCGGGTGCCCGTGATGAGCGAGAACACATCAATGCCGTCGCCCACCGGGACAAGGCTGAACACCTCGCCGGACCGGTTGAGTTCTTCCCGGATCAGAGTCCGGATCTCTTCGGGTGAAGCCATTTCATCCCACTCCTTCACGGGTGTTGCGTTGATACCGGCCGGAACCGCGGCCCACGGGTCAAGGTCGATCACATGCCAAGGCTCATCCGGGTACCCTCGAGCCTTCGAGATGAGCCCGGGAGAGAGACCCACAGCACGACAGTCAGCGAAGAACCGGTCCCGGTTCCCGCCGTACACGGCCGACCAGTTGGCGTAATCCATCGCCATCGTTTCCCGGCGCTCCCACCACCCACCATGTGACGAGGTGCTGACAACGGCTGCACCGTTCCCGTACAGTGTCCGGGCGATCTGCTGCCCATAGATGGGGCGGTAGCAGGAGAATCCCGACGCCAGATGCAGAGTCTTGCCGGTGTTCCTCTTCGCCAGCGCGACGAGAGCGAGATGTTTCCGGTACGTGGCCGGGGTGAGTCCCTGGAACCAGTTCTCGACAATCACCCGCCCATCGGCGAGCCGGTGCGTAGTCGTCCCCCGGTTGAAGATGTGCAGCTCGCTGTCTGGGATCTGCCCGTTCGGATACCTAGGCATGGGTCCTCCTACACGATCGGGATCAGCGCGGAACCGACAACCCGATCACCACTCGTCCACGCGAACGGGGTAGCCGTATCTGACATCGGAGCCATCTGCCCATTCGCAGCGTTCATCCGAACAAACCGCAAATACCCGGACACACCCTCCTGCAAAGCCCCCCGGTATCGGCCACCCACACCAGCGGAAACGTCTTGCAGATACAGGTCCCCAACAAGCGCCGTCGACCCGAGGTGATCGAACCCGGACGGCAGAGACACGTTCGGGTCAGTGATCGCAAGCCCCGACCCGAACGTGATGTCAATGTCGACCCGCAGGAAGCCGCCAACGATCGCGTAAGTGGCCGTCGCGGTCCCACCAGACCCCACCGTGATACCCGTCAGTGTCGGCGTATACGTCGCACGCTTCCGGTACACCGGAGACCACCCAGAACCGTTATTCACATACAGGGTCTTTGTGGTCGTGTCGAACCACTCAAGCCCCTCACGGTCATACGAATAGGCGGTCCGCTCAGCGGTCGTCCCGATAAGCCGGGTCCCCACCTGGCCCGCATACGCGGCCACCTGTGAAGGGTTGACGGCCGGGTCTGGTGCGTCCGAGTCCAAGAACACGGGACTTCCGGTCACGGGGTCCAGGGATGAATATGCCATGTGCCCTCCAAAGCAGAAGGCCGCCCCAGGGGGACGGCCAGAAAGTGAAAATGAGTGTCAGCGAGTGCCTTGGACGCGGAGCGCGCCAGACCACGCGTCTGGGGACGGTGCGCCACGCCACTTGGTGAGACCACCAGCCCCAGCGTTGACCCCGATACCACGGCCACCCGCAAGCAGGTACGTAGCGAACGACACGGGCAGCTCCACCCACCCGCCACGCGGGCTCAGGGGAATCGCGTCGTGAATCGACGGGGCACCGCTCAACCCCCCGAGGTCGTGCAAACCGATGTTGCAGTTACCGGTCTGAGAGACCAGGGGAAGGTAGATCCAGATCCGAGAAATGGAAGCACCCGAACCGACACCGTCACGGAACGCGTTCCCGTACACCCACACACCATGCGTGGTGTTCCCCGCCCACACCTCCGAACCACCGAAGTAGTTCGAGTAGGAAGTGGACCACTTCCCCGAAGCCGCGGCGAGGATGTTCACGTCGAACGGCGCCGCCCCGCCGCCGCCCGGGGCCGCTGGCTCCTCTGGCGCATCAGGCGAGGTCGACAGCTTCCCAACGATGATTTCGTTCCACCAGTCGACCTTCACCTCATCCGACACGACTGGCGTGTACCAAGCCTCGTACGGCAGCAAGTACGCCACCCCGTCGACTGTGACCTCAGCCTTCGGCGACCCCGTGCCTGTGATCGTCCCAATCGGGTTCCTAGTCACCGCCGGCCCGATCACCGCGCCGCGCCCGGCCCGCCACTCCACCTGAACAGTCATGCCCGTCCGCGGCGGAGAGAACCCCGGGCAAGGGATCTTGATCTGCGTATCGCCCGTATTGATGACCGCGAGACCGTCCTCCATGCGAACAAACGTCGCCGTATGCGACCGCACCGCAGGGATGGCTGCGACCTGGGCGCGTATACGATCACCTGTCATGGCGCCCCCTACAGTGGACGTTCGACGCGGAGCGTCACTGTCATAAATTCCGAGTTCGAGATGTTGAACGCCACCACACGCCCCACCAGCGGACGCGTCCACCCCTCCAACTCGACAACATCCCCGAGCTCCACGAGAGGGTTGATGTGACACTGGACCGGAACGTCGTACTGTTGCGAACCCGTCGACAACGCGAGGATCGACTGGACGGCCGTCTCGGCCTGGGCCTTCGTCTTCACAAAGTCAGACGAGTAGTAGCGGGTGTTCTCCCCGAACAACCCATCCGTCGCGAGATCACCGTCGAAGACCTGAGCAACCGCCCAAATCTCGTTCCGCTGGTCATCCTCGAAGTGACCGACGACGACGTTGTACACCTCGTCCGTGTCAACCGAGTACCCAACGTCAACGACCGTGCCGCGGTCCCCGAGTCGAATCGTCCCGACCACATCCCCGAGTTCGTCAGGGATGATCGTGAACGCGCCGGCCGAGTTCACCACAGGAATCCCGCCGAGCACATCACCGAGACGCTGCACAGCACCCAACCGGCCGCCCTGCTTCGCCTCCCACACCGTAGAAGCAGGAATCGGTTGATCATCCACGGACTCCATCACAGGGAACCCAGTGATACGCCGCAACTCGTCAAAACACGAATCCAACGATGCAGGATGCTCCGGAGAACGAAACCCACGCCGGCGAACCCGAGAATCCAAAGACGAGAACTCAATAGCCACCCGCGAAGCCGTCACAACCTCACGCCCCGCAACATCCGCGACCGTGTCATACGCCGACGTGATCCGGTCCAGATCAAACAGACCCAACGAAACAGACTCAGAGAACTTCCCCGCACTGATCGTCATCACCAGCTCAAGCGTCGCCCGAAACGGAGACAGGACACCCTTCGTCCCCTCCGGCACCAACGACTCCCCATTCACCGAGTCGTACACGATCACACCAGAACCAGTGCAAGCGATCTCACTGTCCAGGTCGCCACGCAGCGACCATGACTCGAACCGCAGCCCCTCCTTCACCCGATCCGGACCATGCAACACATTCACCGTCACCGACCGGTCAAACGAACCCGTGAGAACATCCAGCAGTGCATCTGAGTGCCGCCGCATCAAGCCCCTCCGAATCCGGCCAAATCGTAGCGACGCGCCAGGTCGGCATTCGTAGCGTTGTCTGCCTTCATGGCCGCGTTAGTCGCGTAGTACGTCTTGAGGTCGAGGTTGGTCAGCAACGGCACGAAGAGGCCGGGCACTGGAGGACTGACCTCGTCCCCCACCATGTGCTGCACGGTGGCCTCTCCGGTCGCCCGGATGTCCAGGTCTTCCTCAACGATGTCCATAACCCCGAGGAACATGGGCTTCGGGATCCGCATCCGCGACTCATGCCCACCGACGCGAAGACAAACCACCGGCACAGCCGTTGTGGTGTAGTCGCCGAGGAGCGCCTGCACCTTGTCGGCAGTGTCCTCATCCGGCGCGTATACGTCGTATGTGAACCCCTGGAGACCCCCGCGCCCCTGCGACAGAACAACCCCAACCCGACGTCCGATCGGGCGCGAAATGCCACCGCTGACAGGCCGCGACAGCTTCCGTGCGGTCGTGTTCAACGCAGTCACCTTCACCGCACCCTGCGGGTCCAGCGGGTTATGGAGCCACGTGTCGACCGACACCAGCCCGGTCCCCAAGAACACCGAGAACGGGTACAGGTCGATATCCGGCGGCAGGTCCTCTTCAGGCTCGAGCCCGTCGAACACTTCGCCCAACGTCGTTGGATCCGTGAACCCCAACGACAACCCGTCAGCATCGAACATTTCCGCCCGATAGATGACGGGGATGTTGAACGGGCACTCGAAATCGATGCGCGACAACGAACCCGCCGTCGGCGCATCCACCGCGCCCCGGACAAGGTACTCGCGGCCCGCCGCGGAACGGTACACAGTAACCGTGGCCGTACCGGGCGCGAACTCCTCAAAGAACACCTCAGTGCGAGGGCACGGATCCGCGTCCATGTACGGCGTGATCGTCGGCGCGTAGGCCATCAGTACCCCCTATTGCGCCAGCCGGCGTTGTCCCTCTGGCTCACCGCGGCGTTAGCTGCGACGATCCGACCGTCCACGAGTTCCACGAACCCGTTTCCCATCTCAAATCGGCCAGCGACAGCCATTCCCTCAACCCCGGACGCGGCGGCAGATGTCAACCCAGACGTCGCAGCACGAACCATCGCGTACTCGGACTGAATACCGCGTGCGAAACCCTGCGACGTGTACTCACCGATCTGCTGGAAAACCTTCGACGGCGACGCAATCCCGAGGAGATCCTTCGCCCAACTGATAGCCCCACCGACCGTGTCAGTGATTGCCCGCTGAATCCGGCCCACCATCGAAGTGATGCCGTTCACAAACCCCTCAATGACCTGGCGACCCGCGTTGTACAGCCACGATCCGGCGTTTCCGACTGCCGCGGCAATTCGGCCGGGGAGCTGCTGGAACCAGGACACTGCCGTAGCAAGGTGCTGCTGAACCTGATCGGCGAAGATCTTAATGCCCTGCGTGGTGTTGAAGATCACCTGACCGACGCCCTTGCCGGCGTCTGCCGCTGCGCGGAACAGGTTCCCCCAGAACCCGGGCAGCTCCATCATGTGGTTCTTGAACTCTTCGAACGAGAACCCATTCAGCAGCCCCACGAAACCGGCGATCAGACCGCCCGTGTCAGCTGCGCCACGACCCAGATCCCGAAGGAAGTTGAGGAGTTCGCCGATCGCCTGCCCAAGACCGTCGATGCCCTCTTGCGTCTCCGGCTTGTTCAGCCACGCGGCGAACTCCTGGAGAGCGGGTATCCCCTCGTCGAGGAACCACTTCGACAACTGCTGCGCAACAGGCAGGAATGCCGTTCCGATCTGCGTGGAGATGTTCTCCCAAGCAGCCGCGGTGCGTGCCTGCTGGCCTGCGAGAGTGTCAGATTCGGCGGCGAACGTGCCCTGCTGATCCGTGGTCTGCGCCAGGATCTCGTTGTACGCGGCAAGGATGCGCTGCTGCTGTGTCAGCGAACCATTTCCG